ATGACAGACCTAATATTTGAAGATATTGGTGGTCAAGAACTTGCAACAATATCCAGACATGACCTAGTCAATGGTCAAAAAGTAGTCTATGCACCTATTAAAAATTTAACAGATCTTTATTTACAGTACAACCCAAATAATATTTTAAGGCTGCAGCAGTCTGATTCATACTTTAAGTCTTTATCTATTGCAATAATGGATCACCTGCCAGTATGTGGAAATGGATATGACATAATTGAAAACCCACTTGAGCCAGATAAGACTAAGTGGACAAAGGTACCAAATTGCAAATCTATATACATAGACCCAATAACGGGGGACCTGGTAATAAACCTTGTTAACCTAAAAGATGGAGTACAAGCAGAGGTTCAGTTGCTAACAAGTGGAGAGATTTATGATGCTACAATATACAATGGAGGAAATTAAATGATAACAAATACAGGTAAAAATATTTTAGCCAAGTACCTTGTTGGCCAAACACCATCCTATGCTTCTCATATCGCTGTTGGGTGTGGACCAAAGCCATTGACTCAGGATGGAACTCTTCCAGATTTTTCTGACAAGAAGTCACTTGACTTTGAGATGTTCCGTGTTCCTATTATTTCAAGAGGTTTTGTTGACGAGTCAGGAGTCTCAAAGGTTGTGCTAACGGCAGAACTTCCAACACAAGAAAGATATGAAATTACTGAGGTAGGTATATTTTCTGCAGCATCAAATCCAGCAGCAGGAGCATTTGATAGTAAAAGTATCTATGCCTTTTCTGATTCAGAGTCCTGGAAGTATTCTTCTCAGGGTAAAGAGATTCCAGTAATATACTCCCCCCTAGATGACAGACTTGTTAACATAGTAGGAGCAGTAGCATCTGGAGTAAATGTAACGTACACAACAGATGCACCCCACGGCTTTTCTCCTAACAACAACACCAAAGTTTCTGTTTCTGGAATTTCTCCAAGCAGTTTTAATCTAACGGATAAAGAAATTGTGGCCGTACCATCTCCTACAACTTTTACATTGGTAGCAGACTCTGCTGTTGTTGGTACATTTAAAACTGCTGGATATTTAATTAATGATGTTGATACAAATATTATAAATCAAATATATCCTGTGTTTCAAACAAACGCAGATAATAAAATTTTTACCAATGAGAATAGAGTAGACAGACATGAAAGGTGTAGATTCCTAAACAATATTCTTATAATGTCAGGTAATACATCTACAATATCTATAGAGTCTGATAACCATCTAGTTGCAGCAACTGGATCAGAGTTTGTACAACTAAGTGGAACAGCGGTAGATTTTAGCAAAAACTCACCAACAGATGAACTCAGGCTGGCATTTTCTGTAGTTAATAAGGTTGGCAATGCACAAACACTACCAACATCTGTTAGAATTATTGTTGAGTTTTCTTCTACTGGCACATTTAAAACTGGTAAGTGGGCACTTTTTGAAGCAGTCGTTACTAGTGCAGACAATAACTTTTCAACAAACAGATACCTGGTTGTATCAAAGCAACTTCAGGAACTACAGAAAAGTGCAGACTTTTCTTGGGCAGAAATAAATACTGCTAGAATTTATGTTTCTGTTATGAAAGATGGAAACAATACTCCAACATCAGACTTTTATGTTTGTCTAGATGGATTTAGACTTGAGAATGTTACATCAACAAATTCTGTTTATGGGCTAACAGGATACTCTGTTATGAGAACTCCAAATGCAAAAACAATCATTAAGTCAGCGAATACGACAAACTATATTGAATTTAGATTCGGTTTGGATGTGCTATAGTGGCAGATGCAGGAATCAAAAATGTTATAGTTAAAAAAGAACTTTTAGGAAAAGTTTCTTCAGAAAATGGAAGAGTTATAAGGTTTAGGCTAGTAGCAGAAGACAAGAATAGAAAGTCTGCATGGTCACAGATTTTTATGATTAATGGACAGTTCGTTCAGGTTTTGCCAGGAGATATAACTATAGTTGGAAACTTAGTATTGGTAAACTGGTCTAATGGGTCAAATCCAGCAGACCAAACAAAGTATGATGTTTTTGTTCAATATGATTCTAGCCCCACAATGACACATATTGGAACACCAACTGGAACAAGTATTTCATTTTTAAAAACTGGAACTCCTCAGACAATTAGAGTGTTGGTACAATTAGCATCAACAAAACCACAGGTTATATCAGGAACTCCAACACCAGGTAAAACTATCAAAATCTTTGACTCAGGAACCAGGAACGCAGTTACAGGGTCTCTGGTATAATTAGAGTATGTCAATATTACCTGTGCCAGAAAGAGGACAACCTCTAGACGTAACCTATATATATCAGATTGTTAAGGCTATTAATGATCTTTCATCTCAGATATCAACCTCAGTTTACAAGTATGTTACAGTAGACACACCGACATCAGGTAAGCAGAGCGTAAAGTCATCAGAGGCTCGTATAATCGGTGGGTACGTTCAGGTAACAACAAGTACCACCCAGATCGCAGGATCGTCCAAAACATTCTCCTATGACTTTTCAACAGACTTTAAGTTTGCTCCCATAGTAACAGTAACCCCGATTAACGTAGGAAACACTGATGCTGGAAAAGATGTAACGGTAACTATAAATAGTGTATCAACTTCTAGAGTAGAGGGAACAGTTAAGTTTAATACTGGAGGAGACACAAGCGTTGGTCTTAACCTAATAGTAGTTGGAATCCCCAACTAATGATGTCATGTAAAAAATGCAAAGGCAGAATGTTTATAGATAGACAATATACTGAGATTAATCATTTAGAAGTTTATTGTATGAGTTGTGGATTTAGAGTATTCTTTCATCCACCTAGCCACACCTTGGAGGGACGATGGTTACTAAAAAGGGAACAATCGAGAGCGAAAAATACAATGAGTCACCTGTAATACCAGGTAACAAAAAGGTTTGGTTTCTTAATGGGGACCTTGTTAGGATACATCACTACAATCATTCTAATGGAATAATGTCTGTCTATAATATTACTAAAGATCAGATTGAAAGTTGTTTAATTAGTGATTTTAAAAATAAAAGAGAGCGAGCATACACTGTTGGTCAGACTGCTGATTTAGTTAATCGTCATAAAAAATATATGCCAACCTTAATGAAGAAAGGTATTATACCTTTTCCAACGGGATCTCAAAAGGGTGGGGCCAGAGGATTTCAGGTAAGATCATATTACTCAGAATCACAAGTAAAAGAGATCCGTGATATACTTGCTTCATATCATATTGGCAGACCAAGAAAAGATAAGTTAATTACTAATGATATTACGCCTAGTAAACAAGAGTTGACACGAAGAATGGGCGATGGTATACTTACATATAGGAGAACAGAAGATGGGCGATTTATTCCAATCTGGAATGAGTCTATTTAACGAAGGGTATAAAATGTCAGACAGCAATTATGTAGTAACAAATGAGCCAACAAAGGTATCTGTAACACTTGGATACACATTAAATCTAGGAAATTTCCAATCACTAAGACTTGATCTTGGCGTTGTTGATAGTTCACGCAATGGTGAGACAGTCGATCAATCTTTTGAGCGTGTTTACAAGTTTGTTGAAGACAAACTAACTGCAAAGATTTTAGAAGCCCAATCGGAGGCTGCTGAAGGATAATGGCAGAACGCAAAGACCGAATGGCTTTGCTTTCAAGATACAGCAAGTATCATACCGCAAGGTACGAATCAAAGCCATCCTTAAATCTAAATGTAGAACAGTGGGCATCAGATGCTCTTGTTGAATCATATACGCTACCAGGATGTTACGATATACTTGAGTATTACTTTAATGTTGCAGAGAATCCTTCATGGAACTACTTTGCATATAATGCAGAAAAAATACTACAGGCACAAAGAGACAAAGCAAAAGATAATTCAGAAAGGGAAGAGCGTAGACGAATGGCAAAGGAGTGGCTAAGTGAATAATACAGAGTCAAAACTAATTACGGCAGTCCTTAAAGATAAGCAGATGCATGTTCTTCTTCAAGCCAATGTTGATAATCTTCTAAGAACCCACGGAGATATCTGGGAGTTTGTTCGTTTATAATTTGAAGCAAACGCTTCTTTGCCACCACA